TCAATTATACTATAACGTTATAAAGGAGGTAAACAATGCCAAATAAAATTATTGGTTCGAGTGAGATAGTCTCCGGCGTCATTCAGCCAAGTCCTGGTATTAAAAGAGTTTATATTATTGGTGCCAAAGGTACGGCTGGTTCTATGACAGATCTACAGTCAGAGCTTACAATCAGCAAGGATGATGCCGAAGCAAAAATCGGTACTGGTACAACGATACCTGATCTCGTGGAAGCTGTTATAAATAATGGTGGTCGTGAGATATATCTAACCACTATCGACACAGTTGAGGTAGAATTAGATGATAAGTACAATGCGGCACTAGACTTAATCTCAAATGATGATGCTAGACAATCAATTATTATACTTGATATTGCGGCTGAGGCTACAGTTACGGTAGCTATTAAAGCATGGCTGTCATTAATGGAGACAGCAAATAGACATCGTTATTATATTCCAGGAATTGTGGCAGGAGACGATACAATCCCAGAGCACAAGACTGCGGCATTAGCATTTGCTGATAAACGTATTATTTATCCAGGTACTACCACTCTTGAGGCTGGTGGCGGTGATACATCAGGTACAATTCAAGCCGCTCGATTTGCGGGTATATTCGCATCAGAAACTGCAGATCCAGCATTGCCACTTAATAGTGTAGTAGTTCAAGGTCCAATTGGTCTCAAGGATGTAATTACTACAGTTGTAGCAGATGATTTGGTTGATAATCAGGTCACAGCGATGATAGCCAATGGTGGTAACATTGAAATATACCGTACGGTTACAACATCTACAGATGCTAATTACGAGGCATTCACTACTGTATTGACTGAGGATTATACACTCGATAGAGTATTAACTAGACTTAAGACTGATTTCAAACGAAATAAGAAATCTGATAGAATACTTAATGCTATTAGAGATTCTGTTATTGATGAACTATTGACTGTTGAAAGCTTAGAGATAATTGAAGACTTTGATCAAGATTCAGTTGTAGTTAGGGCAGATCCTCAGGATAGCTTCGGCGCACTTGTTGATTATGCAATCAATATTGTTACACCACTCTATACGCTTACTGTTAAGCAGAATCTTACAATTTAAGGAGGTCCAGCATGAAGAAACTTAATATGAATCTCCAGCTATTTGCTGGACAAGGTGTTAAATTAACAACATCGGATGACATATTTATCGAGGTAAATAACGTCCGAGTTGCTGGTGTACAAAACTACAATGTTGATTTTACATCTAATAATAAACGCCATGATGCATTTGGTCAACGCGATGGTATTGGTTGGTCAGAATCTGAGCAAGAATATACTATTACATTGACTAGACTTTATCTAGAAGATACAGCCATCAATGATGGTCTTGACTTCTATGATATCGTTAATGAACAATTTAATATTGTTATCGACAAAAATGGCAAACGTACAACTTACTCAACATGTTCAATACAAGGCATTAGAGAAGTTGGCGATCTTAAACAATCAGTTATGGAAACATTGACTGTACAAGCACTTACTCGAACAAAAACTAGCTAATTAAAATGAAGGAGGTACTGTTGTGATTAAACTATCAAGTTTGAGACGTGACGTGCCTCCTCACTCTATGCACGAATTCAAGGATGGGAACGGGAAACCAATTTTTGAATTTGCTATCGTTCTATTAAATATGGAACAGATTCGTAGATGTGGGGAGCAGGTCGTATTATTTAACAAGAATAATGAGGTTGATGATCCAAATTATAGTGAGGTAATATTTAATATTAACCTAGTATATCATTGCATGAGACAGCCAGATAATTTAGACATGCATATAGCAAATGGGATTGATGAGATCCAAGAATTCCTTAGTGAAGGTCGTATGAATTATATAGTAGAGCAATACTATCTACTTGAGGCCGTTCATTCTCCAAAATCACTAGAACTATTGACAAATGAGGAGATGGAAGAGCTAAAAAAGCTTATCGGGCAGATCCAATTGAGCAATTTAAGTACCATATCGCAAGCACATTTAAAGTCCTTCCTTCATCTACAGAATATAAAAGGATGACAGACGAAGATTGGCTATGGCTATTCATTTGTCAACAAGTCAAGCACGATATGGAAGAAGAGCGAACATGTGGAGTCTGCCTGAGCAAATCAGAAGATGACGATAGATGTATCAAATGTGGAGGATTGATTGGTAATACAGGCAAGAATCCAAATTTTGATCAAAACAGATTTGACAAATTAAAGGAAGGTGGTGACATAGATGCCACAGAGAGAGCGGATAGAGATAGCAATTGAGGCATATGACCAAGCAAGTGCGGTATATAATCAAGTAATTCATAATACTCAAACTATGGCTGGTAGAATGAATCAGTCATTTATGAGCATGTCGAACTCGTTGGGTAGATATAATCAGAGTATGAGATGGTTTAACCGTACTGCAATTGTGGCAGTATCAAAATTCGCCTATGAAACTGGTAGGTATATCAATTCAGCAATCAAAGACTATGCGGATTTAGAGAGACAACATGCAAAGACAATGGGTGCACTTGCATCTAAGTTCGACAAAACTAATGAAGCACAGAAAAGATTCATACAAGGCTCAAAGGAACTTCGTGAGAGTGCTATACAACAAGCATTTACTGGACCAACTGGACAAGGATCACTGTATACACCTGCCCAAATTTCACAAGCTCATACAGCACTTGCAAAAGCAGGTGTAGAAGACCCAGCGGCAATTGCTAGAATAACACCTAATATTCTTAAATTTGCTGGCGGTAATGATATATCTCCAGAAAAAGGTGCAGAATATGCAATTAATCTAAGTAAGATGTGGAATATACCATTAGAGGATATTGGTACATCATTAGATATGGTTACCAAGTCGGCTGATATGTCAACCATTAATATTGATCAACTTTTCCAATCAATGAAATATGCAGGTCCTATAGCTAATTCACTTAATCGTGATCTAGAAGAAACTCTAGCATTGATTGTAGAACTTGGTAATAAAGGTATTAAGGGCTCAATGGCTGGTACTGGCATACAGGCTATGATTACAAAGATTATGTCTCCTATTGGCAAAGGTGAGTCTGGCATGGCATCAGCACCATCTGATTATTCTAGAGAAATATTCCAAGCATTCAGTCAGGAGATCTTGACACCAGAGGGTAATTTGAAGCCTCTAGAAGAAGTTATGAATATGTTCAATGAAGTAGCTATGACTCTTAATGACCAAGAAACTGCATGGTTTGCACACAAGCTAATTGGTTTACGCCAAATGAAGGCAATATTGTCATTGTCTACAGGAGGTAGTGAATTAGGTGTTACGGCAGAACAAATTGTAGATTCTCAGGGTGCGGTTGATCTAAAATGGGATCAAATGATTAATTCGGCATTTGGTAGAGGTAGAGCATACGATGTAGTCAAGGAAGCAGTGCGAACTGATATTGGCGCTAGACTTGAGCCAGCTACAAATGCTATGTTTGATGAATTAATTGCGTTCTTACAAAATCCACAAACATATACAATTGATTATACTAAGCTTAGAACAAAATTTAAGGAAGCTGGTGGAAATATAGCAGAAAGGTATGGAGATGATGCAGGTGCAATGGCAGAAGAAATATTTGACCTACGAGCTAAAGCAACAGTTGGCGGAATTGCCAATCTCCCTCTTATTGGTGGAATTGGCGGTGGTGTTGTTGATCTATTGGAGGGTGACTTCATTGGTGCTGTTCAATCAGTAAGAGATGGTTTTGATAAGACAACAGAAAATATTAATCAATTAGATCCAGAATTACAAGAGATGGCAACAGGTATTAGAAACGTTGTAACAGCTCTAACAGTATTGGCAACACTCAATATAGGAACCAAAATCCTTGAAATGGTAACACGTGCATTAGGAACTATTACTGGTGTTGCAAATATGAATGTTGCGGCAGGTAATGTTATAGTTGGTGGTGCTGGTGGTGGTCTTGGTCCTTATGGCAATACAGGTACAGGTGCTCTTGCGGCATCAGGCGCATTGGGTGGATCGTCATCTTGGGCTACAATGGGCCTAAGTG